ATTTTTACATGCACTGGAACATGGCCGAGCGTAACGGCCTAGCCAAGGCCGGCATTGTGATCCCGGTGAATCTGTGTTGGATGGATGCGCCAACAGTCCGCGAAGGTGACGACGACGAGCACGATGAAACGCCTTGGGAAAAGACAGTCAAGCAGCTGGCCAAGCGCCTAAAGCTGTGGAAACACATTAAAGACGCCGACCGCATGCAGCGCACTGGCCGGTATTCCGCTTTGTTCATCCGGGTGCGCGATGGTCAGATGCCAGATAAACCACTGGGCAAAGTATCAGATGGGCAAATAATTGAGCTGATGCCGCTGTGGGAGGGCCAGTTAGAGCCGAACGACATCGAAACGAACCCAGCCAGCGATAACTACAATCGCCCGGTGAATTACACGTATTCAGCAACCGGCACCGGCAACCGTGATGCAAAGGCGGCGGAAAGTTTCACGATCCACCATAGCCGGTTAATCATCCTGTCTGAAAACGCAGTGGGCGGCAGCATCTACGGCACGCCGACAAACGAGGCTGGCTTTAATGCTTTGCTGGACTGGGACAAAATACGCGGTTCAGGTGGTGAGGCGTCATGGTTGGCAGCTGCGAATAAGCAGATTCTGACGCCGATGCAGCCGGGCCAAACAATCAGCGAGCCGGTGCTGACCGGTATTAATGACGCACTTAAGGACATGAAAGAGGGCCTGGATGAAGCACTGTTTCTTAGCGGCGTAGAAGCCAAACCAATGTCCAACACTGTGCCAGACCCGAAAATCTACAAAGACATGGCGCTTGAGGAATACGCAGCATCTGTGCAAATCCCGGCAAAAGTGCTTGTCGGCACGCAGTCAGGCGTCAAAGCTGGCGACGAAGATACCGCCGGCCTGATGCGCATGATGCAATCGCGACGGGTGAACGTCTGCACTGATTTCATCGATTCTTTCTTAACCTGGTGCTATATGTACGGCGCGCTGCCAATGCCGGCAGATGGTCACGTTGTTGCATGGTCTGATTTAACTGCGCCATCGGCTGCACAGAAGATTGAGGGGGCATTAAAACTTTCTCAGGTTAATACCGCCAATATCGCAGCCGGTAATGGCCCAGCTTTCACTATTGACGAAATCAGAAAAGAGGCTGGCTATCAGGCCACAGAGGATGATTTAGACGAGCCTGACGAAACTATGCCGGATGACGAACAGGACGATACACAGGAACCTGCTGCGAATGTGTGAATGCGGCAAGCTGCACACTAACGCCAAGCGCCTGACCATCGAGCAAGACCCGACGCGACAGGGCGCTAACCGGGCCAGAGCTGAGCGCGAGTTAAACAAACGGCTCAAAGGTGCAGCTGCAGAAATTAAAACGTATCTGCTGAATATGCAGCACACGACCAGCACAGTGCCGGATGGCAACAGCCTGGCGATGAATCGAGAGGTTTATCAGTACCAGCTTGACCCGTACCGCGATGTTCGAGCTTTCATTCTGGACACTATCGATTCATGGTTTGAAACCGGCGAACCAACAAAGCCTCCGCGCTGGTTTTTTGACGCTTTTATCCGTGGGCCTTATGACGCAGGGGCTGCAGACACTATTGGTCGCGTCAATTTATTGGCGGTTCAGGCCGGTTATGAAATTGGCATCACTGACCAGCTAACGTTCGAGCAGGTTTTATTGTCTGACGCATACCGGCGCAGAATTGAAATCGTGTTCCAGCGCACATTCAACAGTATGGATAAATTCAGCGGCGATTTAGGCGCAGACCTGGCCCGCGCTATCGGCGAGGCTATGATTAACGGAAAATCACCGCGCACGCTGGCCGGCATCATGGCTGAGCAATTCGACATCAAGCACAGCCGAGCGATGACTATCGCACGCACTGAAGTTAACAACGCATACCGCACTGCACGTCAGCAGGAAGCAGAAGAAGCGGCCAAGCGGTACGATTTAGAAATTAAGGTTATGCACCGGTCAGCGCTGCTGCCAACAACGCGGCCTTGGCACGCTGAGCGGCACGGGAAGGTATACACAATACAGGAGCAGACAGATTGGTGGGCTGAGGGTGCAAATAAAATTAATTGCTATTGTCAAGCATCTGAAGTCATGTTCGACAGCAAAGGCGTCATGTACGACGCCGGATTGCAGGAAAAGCTGATCAAGCAGCGGAAAACATATTTCGGCCTGGCCGAGTGAATTTGCGACAGTCAAAATTCTGGCGCATAATGCCGGTAAATTGACGCGAGGCTAAAAATGAAACAGCACATTAGTTTCCAGACCAACATCAAAAAAACGCAAATCAGCGAAACGCCGAATAAATTCCTAATCAGCGGCGTGCCGGTAGTCGTTGACGGCGCGGTGATGAACGGCATTACTTACCCGGCAGACGAAAACGAAAAAGGGCTTGATAGCCTGGTGAATTGCGTTGTAACGCTGCGACATCCGTTTGATGATAAAGGCCATCCGATTGACGCTTACTCACCGCAGGCGCTGCAGAACCAATTCAGCGGCGGCGTAGTGACCAAGCGCTACAAGGTCGGCAAAGTCAATATGGTTGACATCGACATTAAAAAGTCACTTCTGCAGGCTCAGGACAATGGTCAGGATTACTTTGACAGACTGACCAACAAAGAAGAAATCGGCGTCAGTACCGGGCTATATACCAATGTCGTGAACAACGTAGCCACCGAACAGCGGTACAATCACCTGGCCATGCTCGAAAATGGCGAAGAACCAGCCGGCGGCGATGCAACCAAGATGAAGTTTAACGGCGCTGAAACTATGGTTGTGAACGTCGAGGATATGATCGACTCACTATCTGAAGCCGACGAAACAGAAAACAGCGACACTTTGCTGCAGAAACTGACCAACGCCGTCAAGTCTTTGACTGATTTATTTGCAAACCGTCAGAAAATTGACGACAATTCAAGCGGGCGCGGCCAACGCGACACACTAAACACAGGGGAATCATCCATGTTATCACGCGACAAAGTGATCGGCATGCTGAAAGCCAATGGCCAGAAAGTTGACGAGACCGCAACTGATGAGCAATTGACACAGCAGCTGACCAACGCACTGGCCGCGAAGCCAGAACAAAAAGGCGAGCCGGTAGTTAATGCCGACTTAACCAACGCAATCACCGCTGCTGTTAATGCTGCAGTTAAACCACTGAACGACAAGCTGGCACAGCTGGAAACCAATGCGCAAGCACAGGCCCAAGCTGCGAAAGATGCCGTTATCGGTCAAATCATGGCGGCAAACTCTGTTTATACCAAAGACGAGCTGGCGCAGATGCCTGAAACTGTGCTGAACAAGCTGGCTGCAACTGTGGTTCCGGCTTATGGCCTGAATCGTGGCGCTCATCAATTCAATTCAGCCGGCGAACAGCCTGCCGAAATGCCAGAGTAAGGAGTATCAGAAATGGCTAAGAATACCGTTTGGGCCGGCGCTATCGAAAACCGCCCACTGAAAGAAGAATGCAAAACCGCAGTTGCGACAATCAAGCCAGGCCACTTGCTGAATAAAACAGCTGGCCTGTTTGTTCCGACTGCGACTAACGGCGAAGCCGGTGCGCTATATATCGCAGACTTGAACACGCCAAAACAAGGCGGCATCGATGATCTGTGGGCGTCTGGTGATTCAGTTGGCGCGTTTTATCCTCGCGCTGGCGAGCTGTATCACGTCCGCTCTGCTGTAGCCAACTACACGGCGCTTGATACGCCACTGACTGCCAACGCTTCCGGCCAAGTCCGTGTTGCGCTGACTGACGGCACAGAAGAAATCGTCGCTTACGTGCAGGAAATCATCAACGTGACTGTTGCTGACACTCTGATCCGCGTACGCATGGCTAACTATGGCCGCGCAAGCTAAGGGGTAAGAAATGAGCTTTATTTTTAGCAAGGCTTCACTGAAAGCCAACTCTGCCAACGCGGCACAGATGCAGAAGCAATGGGATATGCTGCAGAATCAGCGTATGGCGTTTAACGTGCAGGAAGATAATCTTGCGCAGCAGTTCCGTACCAACTCTGGCCGCATCCCGGCTGATGTATGGCGCGATATGGACGCCACCACGTCACAACTGATGCGCCAGCCTAACCTGACTTTATTGACGGATTTAATGCCGCTAGCTAAGTCTCTGGACATCGGTAAGATCTTCGCTGAATACCGTATCGCTGGCGATGCTGGCAATACTAAGTCTTCAGTGTCAGGCGATACCGATATCCTGGTAGATAAAACGCCGTATACCTACGATGGCAACATCGTTCCGGTGCACACTGTTGGCTGGTCACGCGATTTTCGTGAAGTGGCTGGTATGCGCTCAGAAGGCTTTGACGGCCTGCTTGACGATTCTGCCAACTCAACGCGCAACCTGCAGAACAAGCTGGCTGATTACATCTACAACGGCGATGCTAGCGTGGTGTTTAACGGCAAGCAGGGCTATGGCGTTAAAAACCACCCGAACACGTTGCCTATTGATTTAGGTGCTGGCGGCCTGAACATTAACTTAGGCACCTCAACTGATGGCGTTGCTATCCGTAAAGCGGTCCAGTCGATCCGCGATTCACTGCGTATCACCAACGCTGTTATGGGCCAGGTTACGTTCTACGTTTCACGCACCATCCTGTCCAACTTAGAGCAGGCATGGAACAGCGCAAACGGCTCTAACGTGACTGTGCTGGAAATGGTTCGCAAGCTGGAAGGTGTTGCAGGCGTCAAAGAAGATGCAAGCCTGACCGGCAACCAGGTGATAGCATTGTGCCTTGACTCAATGTATATCCGCCCGCTGGTCGGCATGGCAACTGGTACTTATGCGGTTCCTCGCCAGATGTT